TTATATCTCTAACTGTCAAAGCAGAATAATTCATGCCTAAATCACTTGGGAAAAATCTTTCCTGTGAATTATTTGTAGTACTTCTGCCACTAGTTTTGCTAAAATTACCCCAATGTGAGCTTAATGTTAAAACCAAAGTTGCAGTATTTGTATTATCAGAAACTTTAAATTGATCTATTGTTCCATAAAAAAATAAAAATGGGTCTGCTATTAGACTAAGACTGCTATTTAAATAACCTCTATAAATATAAACATTACTATTTATTATGTTTTCTGTTAATGCCAAAGCAACATAAGCTTGGTCTACAGCCGATAAACTTAAAGAAAGAGAGTTTTTAGTAGGTGCATTTGTTTCTTGTACCCCTGTAATTCCCCTAAAATGACCATTTGATAAATAAGTTCTTGAACTTCCAGAAATATTTGATGATAAATCAAAACTTGCATTAGTTAAATAAACTGGTGTTGAAAATTCTATATCAATTAATAATACAGGTTCAATGCTACCTGTAGCTAATTCTGTTTTAACTGCACTTGTTAATCCTCTGGGCATTATAAACTCTCAATTACATCAAACTCATAATTAAATAATAAATTTCCATCTTTATCAACTTGCCCACTAGCAAACTCTTGTGTGTCGCTGACAAGGTGAACATTAAAAGGCACTGAATCATAAGTAACAGAACTATCATTAGCCAGAGCAGTTCTTAAAGGGGGTTCTATGGTTACTGTTGAAGCATTACTTGATGAAGTTACATCATTTATAATCATATAGACTTTATCATGTGCAAACTTAATTAAATCACCTGCTTTTAATCTACCTGCCCCATTTCCTGCAAACCCATTTATAGCGATTGTAGTATCAGCTACTGCATGAACACCATTAACTAACAATGTATTTGTTTCATTACCTTGTGCATTTAAATAGCTTGGAAAAACTACAGTAAAATCTTCCCTTCTGGCTCTTTGCTTAATCATAAATGCCATAATAGGTGCAAAATCAGACCTTGTCATAAGTGGATAGGAAACTGTAAAGCTAAATCTTTGACCTTGAATTTGCCTTCTAAAGGTCTTGCCACTATCAGTTTCAGAAACCAAAGTCTTTTGATTACTTTTAAAGTTAATCGAATTAAAATTTGTATTTGGTAAAGTTCCACTCATATAATTGCCACTCTACCTTTCTCATTTACTGCACTATTAATCATATTAACTATAGTTCCTCGACTATTGACTAATAATTCGTTAAATCCTCTAGCATCTACTGTGCTTATATTAAAGTTTACTGTTACAGCTTTACCCATGCCACCTAGCTGACCATTTGGTACAACGTTTGATGCTCTATCTGGAACAACTAATTCTGCTCCTGCTTCTCCAACTAAATAAGGTTGCCCTTGGTTCATACGACCACCTTGTTTACGACCTTGATATTGTTGTGATGCTATTGTAGCAACTTGAACAAGACCAAAAGCCCCTATTGCTATGGCTAGTGGTATATTGCCACTTGCTAATGCTTTAGTTACACCTGTGGCTGTATTCATAATACCTTCTGCTATATTAAAGGCTTTATTTAATGCGAAAGCTTGTTTATTGCTTTTTGCCATCTCATTAAGCCCTTCCCTACCTACTTTTACTGCCAAATCAGTTTTTGCTTTACCAGACATTTTATCTAAATCTATTTCATTAGCCTTGCCAGATTTTATTAAATTAAAATTATCATTAAATAGTTTTTTCTGAATTTCCAATTGTTTTTGTGCTGTTTCATGAGCAAGGGTAAGTGTTTCATCTGCACTAATTCTTCTTAATTCAGCTAATAGTTCGTCTTGCTCCATAATTGCATTAAATTTATTTGTAAAAGCTTGTTTTTCAACATCAGCTTCTAGTTTTGCCATTTCCATAGCACCTGCTAATTTTTCTTCTTTTGAAAATGTATGTTCAAATGAACCCATAGTTGCATCTTGCCCAAGCATAGAAGGATCAGTCACTTTTGATTTTTCTTTATTTAGATTTTTAACTGCTTCTGTTTGGGCTATTATTCCAAGCGTATTTATGGCTCTTATTTCTGTATCTAAATCAATTTGACTTTGACTAAGCTTATAATTTTTTATTTCTTTATCTACTGCTTCTAATTGTCTTTTAAAATCTTTAATAGTACTATTGCTAGTAAAAATACTGTTCTTCTCGGCACTATCTAATCCTTCTAAAAGCACCTTTTTCTTTTTAAGCAATTCATTAAGTTTATTCATAGGGTCTATTGCTTTAGCATTGGCATCAGTAAGCATTGCTATACTTGTACCTACAGCTAATAAAAAACCAATTAAGTTAAGTTTTGATAATTTTGAAAATGCAAGCAAAGCCATTTTAGCTTTTCCAATATTCATTGCTAATGTTAAAAATGCTCCTGCCAACTTAAAGACAATAACACCCATACCTAGTGCTTTGAGTACTTCAAAATTATCTTTTAAAAAGACTACTGCATCACCTGCAAAAATTATTGCATTAGACAACCCTTTTCCTATGCTTTTAGCTATATCATCAAGGGTTTTTTTATTATCTTGTAAGGCATTATCTAATGCTCCAAATTCTTGTTTTAAACCTACAAAAAAACTTTCTGCTACTATCTTTTGAAAGTTAAAGAATTTATCACCAATCATAGAAAGAGTACCTTCTAGGGTTTCAGCTAAATCTTTCGTTGCACCTGCCAATCTTCCCTTACCACTAAAAACTCTTTCAAATGCTTCTGCTGTTTCTTCTGTTGATACTTTTGCACCTGCACTAAATCCTAATAATTTTTTTACACCCTTTTCTCTAAAAAGGTCTGCACTAGCTAAACCTGCTGAAAATGATCTTGATATTTGCTCTGATGTTGTTTTAAAATCTAAACCAGTAAGAGTTGCGACATTACCAGTAATTTCAAGCATTTTAGCTAATTCATCTGCATCTTTACTTACAACAGCTAAAACTCCTGCTCCTTGTTGTATTTGCTCTAAACTGAAAGGTACTTTTCCTGCAAACTCTGCCATAGTATCAAAAGCTTTTGCACCTTCTTCAACACTACCAAATAAAAATTTTAATCTAATTTGTAATGATTCAACTTCCTTACCAACATCTATAAACGATTTTATAGCAAGTCCTGCACCTAAACCAATAAAAGCATTTCTAAGATTAAAGACAGCATTTTTAACCTTATCAACACCTTTGGTCGCTGAATTCATAGCCTGTCTGGTCTTATCTTTGGCTATTATGTCTATATTTACTTGTTTGGTTGCCACTACCTACCTGCCTTCATTATTCTGTTTTGTCTTTCTTGTTCTTCGCTTTGAAGTTTATAGTATGCTATCCACATATTAAACTCTTGAACTGACATTTGCAAGATTTCGGCAACAGTCTTATGTAGTTTTTCAGCTAACCCAAATAAATTATGTAATTCTGGGTCACTATTTAGTTTTTTTTATTATCTTCAATATCTTCGTTGCCTGTTCCCATTATCTTAGTAGCAACATCTGCAATTACATTTGTATCAGCTTTAGTCTTGAAAGCTAAAATGTGAGAAGCATTAAACATTTTTTCGCCATCTTTAGTTAAAGCTTTTTCAATAATTACATCAATTAAAACTATTAAATCACTTCCAGTAGCACCTTTAAATATTTTCTGTTTTTCAAGCATATTAAAAGGTTTGCAATAAATAGCTTTATCACCTACTAAATCCCACTCTGGCACTTCAATTACTTGAGTGTCGAGGGTGCTAAAATGGTTTCTAATACCATCAAAATAATCCAATTTATCTGTCATTTAGACAGTACCGATAGTTAATGCACCTGTACCTTGAAAAGCAACACTTCTAGTTGTAATGCCATCTAAGGAAACACTTATTGACATACTTGTGACAATACCAGTTCCTGCAAAACTTTCATCACCAGATGCATTTCCTTCTGGCAAAAATATAAAAGCTAAACTTGTACCAGTAAGCAAAGTTGTTTGTGGTGTATTAGTTTCATCATAGTTCATATCAACTGAACCTGTAAAAGTACCTCTACCTGCAACAAATGTTTTTGTAGCATCACCTAATGTTGTATCTTCAACTGTATCGTGTGTTGTATCTATTGTAAAACCTGTAACATTGCCTATAGCTGTACCTGCTGAAGTAACAACTCCTTCTTTTCCATGATGTGTAGCCATTTCTTACTCCTTTTCAATAATTTCTTTTATCACTTTTTCTGGTTTATTTGCAACTTTTTTTTCTTCTTGTTTAAAACCAAGTTTTTTAAAATGTTCCAAATTATTTTCGGAAATATTAATTTCAACATCTCCTTTTTTCAATTTAATATCTTTAGCCATTATGCACTCCCTCTAGTAAATTCATATATAACCCTTACTGTTATTCTAACACCACCATAAGGATAAATAGTCCCTTCGTCTGAAGATGCTTCAATAACTTGAGTGTTTAAAGCATTTCCATTTCTTGTTATATCATTATCTAAAGTTTCTTCAACAACTTCTATAATTTGATTTCTAACAGTATCTATATTTGTAGTTGTTCCTTTACCAAAAGCCACAATTAAAAAATCTATGCTTCCTGTATAAGTTCCAGAACCTGTACCACCAATACTAGCAACTTCCCTTGTTTCATCACCAGATTGAACAAACATTGCAGGGAACTGTGCATCTGATAATTCTTCAACCTCAAATGGTTCTCTTGTAATCTTTTTAAACTCTATAGGGCTAGTAACAGAATCTAATTTGCTGATTATGTCGCTTGCTATGCTTTCTCTTTTACTCATATTCTCATTTCTTTAAAATAAAACTTTGCAAATTCAGCTTGTAACTTATCTTCTTCTTTATCAGCAATAGCAAAAAATGGTCTTTTAACTTTCTTTTTACCTACTCCAAAACTATCATGATATGAAGCTATCTTTGCTCTTTCCATATTAGAAAAGAATAATGTGCTTTTCATTCCACCAGTTCTAAAGTCTAAACTCCTAAACATTTTACCTGTATCTGTTAAATCCACCGAACCAGTTTGCCTACCCCTTTTATTACGACTTTTAACAGTAGATGAAGCATAAGGTTGCATATTACCCCCATCTGGTAGCTTACCTGCTTGTGTCCTCTTTGTAATCATAAGAACAGCCATGTTAGATACTCTTTTTAAGCCTTTATCAATTACTGACTTTTGTTTTCTTGAAATTTCTTTTAAAAAGTTTTTTATCTCAATATTATTTACACTTATTTTAGCTTCTATCATCTAACTAATCTAAGGTAATGTATTGCTTCTTTTTCGCTATCTGAAACACTACCCCCACCATCTTCATCATACTCTACACCATCTCGCAATATAGCTTGGAATTCTTCATCATATCTATTTTTATAAAAGTCTAATTGAACTTGAAATGTGTCCTTGCCTTCGCCTGTATCTGGGTCTCTCCATTTAGTTAAAATAGGATAAATATATTGAGATAATGCCAGATAAACAACCGATTGTGTCCATTGTGCATTAGTCAACTTGCTGTTAGTCATTTCAACTGATGTAACTTTTGTAATATCTTTGTATCTTATTTGATGCCTATATCTTTCCCACCATTCCTCTCGAATACGTCTTAGAACGTCATTTTCAGCAAATTGTAATTGATCGCCAAAATCAGTTATGCCAAAAGCTAATATATCTGGTTGTATCTTTTGTAAATTAGCATTAGCAACTGCAAATACAGATGTAGCCATTTATTTATCTTCCTTTTTTTGGAATTTCTATCTTATTAACTTTAGGTTTATCTTCAACAGGTTTCCAACCTCTTAATGTCCACGTCTTTAAATTGGCTTCATAATCAACTTTACTTCTTTCGATAACTTTATTTCCATTAGTTAATTTCATAATTACCTCTTGTTTGTAGTAAGGTGGAGGATTAACCCCCACCCTAAAGATTATATTATTATGATACTATGCTTGAATTCACATGAAGTTCAACACCATAAGAGTCATGTATCTCACCAACACCATAGACTGCTGTTGCTACAATTTCTGTACCTCTAAGTGAAGCATCTCTTTGTGTTTCAATCTTAATGTCTTGCATCATAGCTAAAGCTAAAGCATCTTTGTGGAAAATACCAACTTTATAATTTCCTGCTGTGCCAGTATTCGGTAGGTTTGCTGACTCAAATATTTGCATACCTGCAAGTCTACCTATATAGCCACTTCTTAATGCTTCATTAGAAATGTCTGTATCAATACCTGCAAACGTATTAGTTAAGCCAGATTTAAGGTCATAACCAACATGAGGGTGAACAACTGCATAGCACTCGCTAGTATCTAAACCATTTGCTCTAAGAACTGCTCCTGCATTAAAGATAGTTGCAGGGGATAGAACTGTAGACGAACTACCTGCTGTTACAGAAAAACCATCAAACAAAGTTAATAAATCAATATCTATTTTCTTTGCAATAGCATTTCCAAATAACTGCCCTATATCAGAAGCTACATTTCTTGAAGCTGAATTCTGTGCTAGATCAGTTAGGGTTGTCATAATTCCAACTTCTGATGCTGTAATAGTAACAGAACTTGGGTTGATAGCTGTGTTAGCTAGATCAGTCGCATCTGCTACTGCCGCCGCCGCAACAGCCGCATATACAGGAACTTCTATTGATTTTCCACCACCTGCTATTGTGTAGTTTTTAACTAAATTTTTCATTAATGATTTTTCATTAACTACAAATTGTGCTTCTGCTATAATTTCCGTATATAACTCGGAAATGGTCGAGGAGGTTGTTTCATTAGCCATTTTTAAATCCTTTCAGAGATTTGGTTATTCTTTAAAATTAATAATCGTGGGTTTGCTGTCTCTTTGCCTTTTATATTCAGCATAGATTTTGCGATCCTCTGCATTATTCATGTTTAACTCCGAAATATTTAAAGTCTTATTCGTTTCAGACTTGCCCACATTTGACACCGAGCCAGAACCACTAGGGGTAGCACTAACAAAGTGAGGGTTTTGTGTTAAGAACTCTTGGACTAATTCATCAGTCGTTAAAAGTTCACCCAGTTTATTGTAACGTGCAATTCCATTTTTATCAAGGATTTCTACGTTACCTGTTTCATTTAGCTTAATATCTCTATTTAAAAGTTCAACAACTTGGTCTGGATTAACTGCTCTATTCTTAGAAGCTGAAGATAATAAAGACTTATTTATTTTAATATCCTTTAGCTGACCCTCTAAATTTGATCGTTCTGTATTCCATTCTTGAGTTTTAGATTTTAATATTTCCTCAAACTCGCCTTTTTGAATTCTTTGTCTTTCTTCTACTTCTTTTTGTGTCTTAACTGCATTTACTGCTGTATCCAGATCATCAACACCTAGTTTTTTATATAATGATCCTCTTTCTTTTGCTAATCTTCTTTCCACAATACTGTTTAATTCTTCTTGAGTAAAAGTATTAGCATTTGATTTTTCTTGAACTTCTTGTTGTTCGTTTGTTTCCGTAGTTTGTTCTACTGTATTATCTTCCATTTTAATCTCCATATTAATGTATTTTTCTTATAGCATATTTTTTAAATGTTTTCTACTGTTCTTCATTTCTTGGTATTTCCTCTATAGTTTCATCTAATGTAGGCAACCAAGTATGTCTACATCTATAGCCACCTCTTACAATAAATGGATCACCTATTGATTTGCCACCCCATGATTGGTTATTCCATATTTCTCTTATTTGTTTTTCAGTAAGTACCCTATTTAACATTCTGCCACAAAATTCTCGGCTATCTCTTACCAATGTGCCTGTATAACTAAATTTATCTATTCCTGCTTCTTTAGCTTTAGCAACAGTAAACTGACCATGAAACTGCATAACACTATCGTGGGCTATTTGTCCTGCATACTTTCTTAGGTTATTACCTGCTCTATCTGAAGCATATTTAGTGTGCAATTTTCTTACTGCATCTTCTATTTGTGCTTTCTTTGCAGTATTAAATTTATTCTCGTTAATAAAATCAACTAATTCATTTATCTCACGAGTATTTGACGTTTTATAAACTCCGTTAATATGTGATCTAATATTACTAACCATATCTTCAAAAGGTCTTCCTGCTATTGTACTTTGGTAAACTTCATCATTAATTATTTTTAAAAATCTTTCGGCTATATCTTCAAAGCCACTAAATGATTGATATTTTAAAGAATTTATTGTTTGCAAATCAACTGCACTTAAACTTTTAAACTTTTTAGGAATATTTAACTTGCCAAAGTTATCTAAAACTTCTTTTGCTATTTTATTGTATTCTTGATTTATTATTAAATCAGCTTCTTTTAAAAATGTAGCTTCTATTATAGCTCTTATTTTAGGCTGT